CAATATTAGGAGAAGGAATACCACGCTTTTTCAGATCTCTCTTCGATTCAACCTTATACCCACCATGAGCATTGAAGGAGTATCTGACGGTAGCAAGTTCACTTGCAAGTTGTTCACCAAGAGTCTCAGTTTCACCCTCAACCTTAGTGTTTGGAAATGAGTACTTTCCAAGTAAGCAGTTATCTCTAACCTTGCACCACAGTTCATCACGAAGTCTATCAAACTTCTCAATATTACTGGATGCAAGAGCTACATTCACTTGGTACAGATTTCTCATGTTATGCTTCTCAAGCCAGTCTGCAACACCAGCTCCAACTCCAATAACATCTATCGCACAACCATCTGCATCAAGTTCTTTATAAGTCTGGTTAATAAATCCACCCAGATCAATTGTGTTAAGCTTTCTGAATGTCTCCCAAGGAAAGATCTTCAGACCACGTCTTGGAAGAATAATCGAGGCATCATCTCCATACCGAGCTACGTCAACACCAAGATACAGTGGCTCGTCTTCAGCAACTTCAAACTCCTGCCCAATGCACTGCTGCGCAGTCCACAAAGGAATAAGAGTATTCTCATCTTGAAGTGGAGGATTTCCTTCAACACGAATCCTAAATACGTTCGAGTCAACTCCATACTTTCGAGCAAAGTATTCAGGCATTGACTTATCAACAATCGAAGAGTTTCTGGAATCCCAGTGAATCTTACACCAATCTTTAGAGATCGTGGCATGAAAGTGCGTATCATAGAAGTAACCAGAATTCTTCGTCATATTCCCGATCAGAAGGACCTTGTTATCTGACTGTGTCATTGCACCTTCAAGTGGAATAAATGTCGGGTCAGGAACACCAGATGCTTCATCAACGATTATCAGAAGATGGTCACTGTGAAGACCAGCAAGTGTTTCAGCTTGTTCTTCCTTTGTTGCACGAACTGAAGGAGAGATAAATCTCGTCCACCATTCCTTAGGAGCTTCCTTATGAAAGATAATATCCTTCTGAACTTTGAACTCCTCAGCAATGGTCGACTGTCTAAGCCACTTAGACAACTCTGCCATCAGAATATCACGCAACTGCCTGTTTGTCGGCGCGGTACAAGCTACCTTCGCATATGGTCTGGTAGTCATGAACCACAAGATAATCCAACTTGCGCTTCCATCTTTCCCACAGCCGTGACCACTTCGAACTGTGATTCTCTTTTCCTTTGCTATGTTTAACAGTAACTCAATTTGCTGCTCAGTAGGAGTTGCTCGTATACACTCCTTAACAAATTGAAGAGGAGATTCCTTCCACTCCTTCAACTTGTTCACGACAGCTTTATTAATGTTAGTTACTGGTATTTCCATTATACTCTCACGCAATGCAGTAAAGCGGCGCTAAAGCGCCGACCCGGTTTTTATTCCAGTCACCCGGTGGTCATGACTGAACCCGTGACTGTCCAGGTCGTCAAACCGGGTAGAAGACGTTGCCTGTAAGTAGCTTCAATCATGACCCACCAGAATAGTCAATTATTGACCATTTGACTGTTAAAAATCCTGATCATCGAGGAGTGCAAGATCCTTACACTCCCCGTTCTCGTCCTCAGTATTTGTCTCATCGTATTGCGCATCTGTAAAGGTTTCTGGGGCCGGGGTGCCACTCTTCAACGCAGCTTCCTGCTTCTCCATATAAATCAAGTGAGCTACAAGCCCTTTGATTTCACTCGGCTTCCCTTCGATATTCAACTCCTTGTCTTTCAATATCTTATAAGACATGACAAGGTCTCGAAGTGGCGCGGAGTTTATTTTTTCTGGTGTGATAGCTTCAAGGACTCGGGCCTGTAGCTCAGTTAATTGGAGTGATTGAATCACGCGGTACTGGAGCAGGAGACCCTGCTTTTGCTGAAGGTCTGCAATACGCTTACGAAGGGTTACAGCAGAGATCCCGAAAATGTCAGCGATCGCGGGAGGTTTCTCCCCACGTGAGAGCAGGTCAAGAACCGCTTCCATATCAACATCAACTGGTGGTCTACCGCTACCTTCTCCGCCCATTAGTTTACTCCTACGCAAGTTTTCATTCCGTACTCTTCTACTGCAAAGCAGCAGCCTTTGCCGTTCGGCTTGTATCTCGTACAAGATAGTTCTTCGTCACTACTTGCTCCGCAACGATAGGCTGCTACCAACTTCTTGTAATCTCTTTTAAAGATAGGAGTACTTGAACTTACTCCACAATCAAAAATCTTTACTAACGCAGTTTCAGTGTCGTCTACTTTCCCATTCATATCTATACTACTACCACACTTTTCCAAGAAAGTCAACTGTTTTTTAATAGGCTCACCCCCTACCTACATTAAACTTTGTTCTCAGCTGAGGTTTTTGAAATTTTGACTTTGGGGGAATAGGGGTAGATTTTTTCGCGCGCGTGAATTTACTTGGCCCATGCACCCCCAGTGCGGTTGGCATAGTCATTTCCATCACGAGATTTTTCCATGCAAACTCTGTGCCACCACGTAATCCAGACAACAAACATGGCTGGCATGGATATTGCACTACATTATTATAGCCATTTGGCCTCGACGTTTATTGCCGGATGCCTCGACGTTTTTGTCAGTGGTTGTAACGTGTTGGAATCATTGAGCTTTCCACAAAATCTGGGTGAAATACCTCGACAGAATTGTCGAATCCCAGATGGTATGGAATGGTATAAAACCGAAAATCCTCAATAATTTCAATTACTTGCATTGTTGGCACGGGGAGTGCATTGTATAATATTACATACGGCGAACGAACTCTGGCAGGTTCACGTTTCAACCAGCCACAAATTGAAATTGACATCATGCCAGTTATTAATCGTCGGAGCGGCAATCTTTACCATTGTAACCCAATGGCAGACACGATACGGATTGACTTGGAAATTCATGCCTTCCATTATGCACCCTTCAAAATATTTGAAAGGAGAGTGCATCATGGCGAAGAAATTGGTTAAGTGGAGTCTTGACGGTTCAATCCTGAAACTGTCCAAGATGGTTGAAGGAGACGCGAAAAATACGCCGATTGAAATTGAAGCCGAGTTCGATATGGCAAAGCTGTTGAAGGTGTTGTTTGTCCAGACCTGGGAAGCAATCACTGACGCAGGGAAGCAGGCTTTTGTGTATGCAATTAAGCAGAAGCTCATGGACACGGGAGCGAGTGAAGTCGGCCAAGTCGGAGGGAAAATTCAGCGAGCAAAAGACAAATATGCTGAACTCCTCGAAGGAAAGTGGACTGGAGACAGGGTGAACGCAACGGGAGCCAGCGAAAACAAAAAGATGCTGGCGAGTATGAAGGAAACGTCCAAGGTAGTCAGCCTCGAAGGTCTGATCATGAAAAAGGCAATGGCCAAGTTTCCAGGACAAGAATCATTCACGGAAGCTGACGAAACGAAATTGCAGGAGTTACTGGGAGTCGCAGCAAAAGCGGCAATCAAGAAGTAGTTTAACCCAGAAGGGTGCATTGTGGAGGGCAGGAATGACAGGAGGTAAACAAATGCTGCTTTAAAACTTAACATGGAGGTAAGGACAATGGACCCAAGAATGTTGTATTATAAGTGGTTAGTAACCGGATTTATGGTAGGAGTAATTCTGAATTGTTGTTGAATTAAGAATGGTCAATTATTGACCTACTACTTGAAAGGAGTTAGCCAAGTGAGTATAAAGGAATTACTTGTTGCGTTAATGGTCGGTGTGTTGTTTGCGCTGGCTGTAGTTCAGTACCAGGAATATAGGCAACTGCAAGCGGAATACCAACTTGACGTACTGGAAGGAGAACAAGAATGAACAAGGAAACACTGGAAGTAGTTAAGAAGGCTCTGGAACCACATCCAGATATTATCATGGTGTACTGTGCTTGGTGCGGGCTTTATATTGAAGCCAAGCTCGGTAAAGGTGTTACTGGAATCAGTCATGGACTTTGTAAGGAATGTTCAAGTAGGATAAGAAAGGAGATGGAGAAATGATCTGGAGACTTATTAAAGAGATGGTGTATACAGTAGCATTATTTGGCTGGTTCATACTGGGAAGCGTCTTAGTGGTGTGGTGGCTCAGTATGGTGTTGTAAAGAGTAGTAATAAAAATGAATCGGTGAAGGGGTGAAACGGTAAATGTGCATCACCCGTGCCCGTACCGATTGACCAACTGGGTCGGGTTGCTTAGTTCTTCTAAGT